CTCTTGGCGCTCATTCATTGAGCCAGTCATTGAGGACATCCTTGTCCTAGATCAGGGTGCGATTGAGGTTGAGAAAAAGGTTGGCTCTCGCGTTGGGGCAGATCCAATTGCCTACCTTTGGAACAAGGATGCGGCACGAATTGCTTTTGACACAACTTGGGACGGTCGCGATGAAAGCAAGCCGCGATACTACGAGTTGGATGGCGCGGGAAAGCAGGTTGCGACATACAAGAATGACGAGTTAGTTGTCATAATTGCAAACCCAGTTACCTACAGCCCAATCGGTCTTTCTCCACTTGAGGTTCTTGCGGAGACAATTACCGCAGACCTTGATGCTGCGGCATACAACGCAAAGGCTGTTTCTCAGGCAGCTCCACCGGGCGTTCTACACCTTGGAGAGGGAGTTCGCCCAGATCAGGTTGATTCATTCAAGGCGTATTGGGAAGCCGAAGTTGCTGGCAAGAGCCAAATTGCAATCACGGGTGGTGGCAAGGGCATGCAGTGGCTTCCACTCGCTGCTTCAAACCGCGACATGCAGTTCATGGAGTGGCAGGTTTATCTTGCCCGAAAGATCTGTGCAGTTTTTGCCGTGCAGCCACAAGACATCGGTATTTCATTTGACATCAACAAGAGCACCGCAGAAACCAATGCTGCGTTCACCTACGACAACGGAATTGTTCCGTTGGCTGAGTTGATTGCCGAGTATCTGACTCGAGAAGTGGTTGCCCGCTATGACAGAGACCTGCGTTTCGTCTTCACGGAGATTGGACGCACGGCACAGCAAACCATTGCCGAGTACAACAAGATGGCTCTTGGCGGACTGCCATGGCTACGCATCAACGATGCCCTTCGTGAGCGCGGTCAAGATGGGATTGGTCAGATCGGTGATCAAATCCTTTTCCAGACCCCGAAGGGATATGTCCCCTCAGACCGCTACGCTGAATATCTTGACACGGTTGTTTTTGGATCTAGTGCGGTCAACGAGCCGCCGACGCCGGATAGCCCAGAAGATATCGGTCCACAGAACGGCGAGGATATGCAGCCAGACCCCAGTCCCAATAACACGCCGAACCAGAATCCATCGGACCTTGAGAACAAGCTTAGGCTCACGATTGAGATTGACGAGGCAAAGTCCGCTGGTGATTCCATCATTGTTGCCGATATTCAAGGCACATTGACAGCATCGGATGACAATGATCAGGTCAACGAAGTGGTTGCAGACTATCTGCGAAGAAAGTCTGAAACGCACAGAATATTCATCGTGAGCAGCAGATCCGTGAAGCGACTGCAAGAGACCGAGGAATGGCTTGATGAAAACGACATTCCACACGATGTCGTTCATTTGAGCGATTTCCCCGCTGGTGCTGGTCTGCAGTTCAAGAAATACAGAATGTCAAAGATCCTCAAGGAAAGCGGTAGGGTCGTTGAAGCAATTGAAAACGACGCAGATACTCGTGACGCCTATCGGGCACTTGGTGTCCCGCAGGTTCACGGACCAGAAGATGTAGCAGAAAAGCACGCTGCAGCAGACTACTCAGGGATCAGCCTGAATGTCCCGTCGGCCGTAAAGTCGGAAGCAAAACGAGGACTTGATTGGCGACGAGAATTTGGTCGCGGAGGTATTGGGCCAGGTCAGACAACTGCACGTATGCTCATCAGCAACACAATGACGATTCCACGTGTGCGCAAAATGCGCGCATTCCTTGCTCGACATGAGGTTGACAAGCAGGGCGAAGGGTTTAGGCCCGGACAGCCGGGATTCCCATCCGCTGGTCGTATCGCATGGGCGCTCTGGGGCGGCGATCCTGGGGTTGCTTGGTCAAATAAGATTATGCGCCAAGTTGAGGCTCGCGAGCGAAAGAGTTAATTCGTGACGCCAGAAAAGACATATCACCCACAACCGTGCTATTTTCTTCCATGCCGAGTGATGACGGCTGAGAGGGGATCAAGAAAGAAGGGAGGTCCCGATGAGCCACGATTACTACCGAGCGTATCGAGAGGGACACGAGTACAACGGGCGCGTCGCCGATTACCTGAGAAGCAAGGGAATTGATTGCGAAGTCCCCGAACTAGAACTTGAATACGACCCTGCAAAGTGGTCAAGGTTCACCCGTAATGAAAAAGACATCATCCTTGCAAATGGAGATGTTATTGAGGTGAAGTCAATCAATCAGAACTTTGGGGACGACCCAAACTCTTGGCCGCTTGAGCGAACTATCGTTGATACATACAGTGGGTTTTACGGAAAGAAAAAACGTCCAATTGCGTATGTGTTTGTAAGCAGGAAAACCGGCAGGATGCTCGCGATGTCTGCAGAAAAACCAAGTGCTTGGTGGGTTGAGCGAAAGTACGATAAGTTTCGTCAGCGAGAAGATGATTTCATCATTGCCCCAAAGAGCATGCTGCGACCTATGAACAAGCTGGTTGAATACCTAAAGAGTCGGCAGTGAAAAGATTGAGGATCAAGCAAGCCATCCGCCACAAGGACCCAGTTACCTTAGGGGTCGCCCGCGAGGTGTTCAAAAGGGACGGTGGATGCGTTGGCCCAAAGATAGGAATGATTGGAAGGTGCGGGACGCAGTTTGGCCCATCTGACAGATTTGGGCTAGAACTGGATCACGTCAATTCTTCTGGTCTGGGCAAGAGGGGGCCATCAATCCCACAGAACCTTGTCTCATTGTGCGGTCTCCATCACAGAATGAAGACCGAGCAGTCTAGGGTCTGGCGCCCGCTGATTAACAAATATCTGAATAAGTTTTATGGTCAGGCAGAATAGACCTGCCTCCCCTTGACATGTCAATAAGAGCCCTGTATGCTTCTGGCATGAAGTTGGAAGGAGCGACCAAATGGCGAATTGCGTGAATTGCGGAAAGCAAGTCACTTCGCCTGAGGCTGCTCGATGCTGGTGGTGCAATCACAAGCATCGCTCCACTTCTGCTCTCGCATCGCTTGAAATTCGGGCTAGCGAGATTCAGGGACTAAAAGATTCTGGAATGACAATGGTAGACATCGCGAGGAAGCTCGGGATCAGCCGCCAGCGTGTGTACCAGATTCTTGGAAAGGTAAGGAAGTGACAGAAACTCAAAAGATTGAGTTGGGGCTTCGTGGTAAGTCCTGCTTTGTTATGGCACTTGAGTCGCATGAGACCGCAGGGGCCCTAGGCAAACATCAATCTGCAGAGAAGGAGGCAATTGTTCTCTCCGTCGTGGCTGATGCACACGCAATCCTAGAGGGTGCATTGGCTGACAGTGGTGAGAACCTAAGTGCTGAAGACCTGCTCTGGATCAAGCGCGGCATCAGCCTTGCCTGCGAGGAGTGGATTCGCTCTCCAGAAGACATCAACACGGTAGGTGTCTAAACTTAGTGGGCAAAAGGGGAGGGAGTGGCGCCTTATGCAGCGTGCTACCTGCGCGCACATCTGGCAGGTCATTGACGACTCTTGCATTCCCCATGATGTTGTGGCAAAATATCTTGAGTGCCATCCGCAGTACCTTCGGGACCTTCGGTTTGGGCATGTGAAGATGAGTCGGCCAATGAGGGCTAAGATAAGCGACCTTCTCGGAGTTGCCGAGGAGGATTTGTTTAGGGAGTATCTGCGCAGAGCCGCAGAGCTTAAGAAAGGTAGGTAAAAGAGATGGCTTACGGAAATAGTTCAGCGCCGGAGAAGCGCAGGGCATTCGCAGCAGACTATGTTGAGGTAGCAGACCGCATCAAGGCTTGGTACGACGCGTATCCAAATGCGCGAATTGAGACCGAGCTTGTACAACTCACCGATAAGGTCGTTGTGATGAAGGCGCAAGTCTTTCGCGGCGAAACATTGGATGAAAAGCCAGCAGGTGTCGGGCATGCCTCTATGTCAATTCCAGGCAGCACCCCATACACGCGTGGGTCGGAGTTGGAGAACACCGAGACAAGCGCCGCTGGGCGTGCGCTTGTGATGGCTGGTCTTCCTTCAAAGAAGGTTGCGTCTGGCGACGAAATCCGCGCCAAGGGTGGCGCCGCAACCAAGGCTGATCCAATCGTCGCTGCGGCAAAGAACATCTTTGACGACGTGAAGATTGAAGATAGCCCAGTGGTGTTGAACTGGCTTGATGCAATTGACTCTGCGAGCGATGCTGCGGAATTGCAGCGAGTTGGTCAGGAAATTGCTGGTCTTGACCTCAGCGAGAATGAGCGTGGCATGCTCCAGAGTGCTTGGAAGAACCGACGCGCGGCTCTTGCCTGATGGAGTTGATCCGCCACGAAGAGCGACATCCTGAGTACGTCAGCGTCAGCGAGTTGAGAGAGTTCCTCTCCTGCCCGCTACGCTGGTGGTACAGGTACCGCCTCGGTCTTTGGACAGACAAGACGACGCCATTCTTTGCTCTTGGGACAGCCGTGCACTCTGGTCTTCAGAACTGGTACCAGCCACTTGATGGCGGCAAGAAGCATGGCGATCTGACAAAGGCGTACGACGCCTACAGGCTGACCTATGCGATTGAGTCGCAAAAGGTTGACTGGATGGCGGAGAAGGAGGCCGACCCCATCAGCCAACAGGCGATGGGTCAGGAGATGCTTCGCGCTGCACTGACTGAGGGTGACGATTGGGTCGCTGAGGCAGTTGAGCGAACGATGTTCGCAGAAATCAAGCACAGCAGGCTTGGCTCGCTTCCCATCAAGTTGAAGGCCCAGGTTGACATGATCACGAAGAGCAGGGATGTAGTCGAGCACAAGACTGCGTCAAGAAAGTGGGAAGAGGGAAAAGAGCACGGTGACGTGCAGGCAACCGCCTATGTCGTGGCGGTTCGCGAGAATTTTGATCATGATCCACAGGTGACATTCAACATCATCAGCAAGAGCTCAAAGGCGCCGAATATTGATCGGAGAGTCACGCGCAGGAGCCAAGATGAGATTGATAGACTCTATATTTCTGTGAGGTCCTTCCTTGACGCGCAAGAGAAGGGGGTCTATCCTAACCCCTCATCGTGGGCACACGCGACATGTGAATACAGGAGGATTTGCGACCAATGGGAAAGCCATCCACAGCTACTACCAGAGAGAGGGGTGCTCAAAACGCTGGTGCCAGGGCTTCGGGAGAGCAAGTCGGCGAAGGAATAGTCGCTCGCACGATGCCAGAGTGGCATGAATGGATCGTGCAAAGGAACCCGCAGGGCAGAATGGGTGATTT